ATCTCTCCAGCACCCTTAGTATCAAATCCTACACCAACACCTAACATACTTGCATCCATTAAGAAACAAAATGGTTTAGAGTAGTCATCTTTGAGCGTAGAAGTGGATACAAATGCACAGTTATTCAGTGCGGCATATAAACCTTTATCTTCGGTGATTGGAGTTCCCATAGCCCACAAACCACGACCAGGTGGTAGGAATTTCATATTAAAAATTCTATCATACATTTCTTGAGCTGACTTTTGAGCTTGCCAAGCGTTCCAACCTAATTGATACGAATCGATATGATTCTTTTGCATGGAATAAGTTCCTTCTACAACTCGTCTAACCGTTTCCCACCACCTCTCGTTCTTACCATCGTCTTTAATACGAGAATACGTTCTCATATAAACCAATTCTCCTAATCCATTAAAACCGAAAGGTGCTTTCTTTCTCTTGTATTTATTGACGAAATTTTCCGATAACTTAAATTTTTCCATGTGCTCTGGCTCCTCCTAATCTTCCTGTTAACCTTTTCAAAATATAACTATAATATATATCAGATTAAAAACAAACTATTTGAAATTTTTATGATTTTTAAATAATTTTTTCTTCTTAGTTTTATTCGAAGCCATCGACTTCACTATTTTTCATATCATTATACTTACTTGCCAACAATTTTCTCTTAAATTCTTCACTATTATCCATCTTACCTTGTTGTTCTTTACCTGGTGCAGTTGTGGATTCATAGATTTCTATCTTACCAAGATTGGTATTCATACTCATTGGATAAGTTATACCATCAATACCAAATCTATTCTTAATGATATGACATCTTGCAGTATGACTTAACTTATCTTGAGCTTTTCTACTGATACTCAATACGAAATCAGCTATCATAATCTTACTATATGCTTCTGCTACTTTATTAGCTTCGATTACCTCTTCTTCCAATGCTGAACGATTTGCTTGTGATGCAGTCCATATTGGAACTTTAAACTCACCAGCTAATCCTCTCAAATCTTCATACACAGCACCCAATTGATGTCTCACTTCTCTCATACCACTACTATCTCTAAGAATATCTGCATAATCAACAATAACCATATCGGGTTTTATATTCTTTAGTTCTAATTGTTTTAGATGTGCTGAAAGTGTATTTACCGTAGCTGAACGTGTTGGATAGTATTTAATAACCATTCTACCCTCAAGAGAATCAATAATTTTCTTTACTTCATCTTTTTGAAACTTAATATTTTGTGTAGTTATACCACTAAAGACAGTATCGTATCTTAAACCAACATAGGTTTCATTCAACTCTAACGTATAATGAACTACAGTAAATCCTCTCTTAATTGCACCTGCTGCTATACTCTGAAGTAACCAAGTTTTACCAACACCTGCTGGCGCAACTACAACACCTAATTCACCCTCACCTAAACCACCATCCATAATCTCATTTGTAATATCCCACGGCGTTTTGATTGTTATTCTTGTAGATTTAGTTAATCGTTCTTCTATACCAACGTTGTAATCGTGTCCAATATCTACAGCAGTTCCAGCTTTCATAGCTGCATCTATAACTGTTTTTATACCATCATAATTTTGATTTTCCAATAGACTTACAGATTCCATAATAGCAGATTTTAGAACTTGATTCTTACAGAAATCTAATGTTTTTTCTTGAACAAATTGTAAATCATTTGCTTCTCTATGTCTCCAAGCACCTTTAAGTGCTTCTATAATAGATAATTTAAATACATCATTTTCAACATCATCAACTGCTATCTTAATAGCTTCTAACGTAGGTGTGGTTTTATATTTTAGAAAATAATCATTTATCTCTTTAATTAACCATTTATTTGAATCAGATTCAAAATACTCTGGCTGAAGAACTTCCATAATAGTCTGTAGGAACGTAGCATCAATTAAACATGATGTTATAACTTTAGATTGGAATGATGTTCCAAATTCAACTAAAGAGCTATTGTTCTCCATATAAATCTTTCATAAGCTGTGTTTTAGATAAATTCAATTTCTTCTGTCTATACTTCTCTTTCATTTTTTTCAGAATGGTTTCCTTATTTCTATAATAGTAATCCATTTGCCATTTTCTCTGAGCCTCTCTTTTCTCTTTAGCAGTGAAATATTTCTTTTTCCTACCCATCAGTTTGCTCCGCATATTTATCCATAGTAGTAAATGTTTGAGCTAACCAACTACTAACATTTGGTAAGTTCTGAAATAGTCTATCTTCTATGAACATGGATTCGAATTTATATTTAATTAATCTTCTAATAGGACCTCTGATAGTGTCAATCAATTTAGTTTTTGTTGAAGCACTTATATTAACATCTTCTAACTGCATCAGTTTATAATTACGTTCTAATATATCTTTGTTCTGTAATATCTTCACAAAGAATTTACCATCATCATCTTTGTGTTTATGTGCGTATTGATATATCTCTTTCAGATTATAATTATTATTCTCTTCTCCCAAAGATGGTATATTTTTTACCAATGTTTTAGTAGCTATACCCTTGACACCATCTATATTATCAGACTTATCACCCTCAAATATTTTAGCCATAATAAAGTTCTCAGCAGTAACACAATACTCTTCTAATACTGCTTCTTTGTCGTATAATTTCTTTTTTGTGGGAGACCAAACTTTGATATCGTCTGATACTAATTGTAGGAAATCTTTGTCGGTTGACATGATTACTTTTTCACCATCGGGTATAACACTCTTTGCGATATAAGCTATAGCATCATCAGCTTCGATACCATCTACAGATATAGTAGTTAGTGGTAATAATTCAAGATAATCTGCAACTCTTCTGAGCTGCATTAACATATTTCGTCTTTCATCATCAGCGTTTTCTAATCCATCTACTCTATTAACTCTGTATGATGTTCTACGTTTATTCTTGTAGTCGGAATATAATTTACGTCGGCGATTGCTCCCACCCTTACCATCAAACACGATGATAGTACGGGTGGGATTAAACATATTGATAGCAAATCCTATGCTTTTAAGGAAACCAACAATGCCACCAACATGAACGCCGTTTTCGTTTAGAGTCGGCATTACGCTGAATACTCTGATAAAGGTATTCAAGCCGTCGACTATTAGCACTTTTTTGTTTGTGTTCTGAAAGTTAACAGAACCACCTTTTTTCTTTATCTCATTCAGGATGGAAAGGTATCTGGTGTTTGACATTATTCACCAACCACCTCTTCCGTTTCAACCACGTCATCTATTCCCAAATCTTTCATATCATACTTTAATATAACCTTTTCACATATTTGTTCGTAAACGAATGATTTGAAATCAGGATCTGATAGTTTTTCTCCGAATTCTTTTGATTGAAATTTATGTTCAGCTCCTAAGTGGTCTATAAGTGTATACCATGCACCAGCTTGTTTTACAATCTTATGGTCTTTCATTACTTTTAACCAACTACCTACATCATCAATACCACTCTCAAAGTATAAAGGAAACTCACAACTTCTCAAAGGTGGACCTAATCTATTCTTGACAACTTGTGCAAGTATAGTCATACCAATAACGTGATTCTTTTTATCTTTGATTTGACCTTTGTTTTTCAATCTAACTCTTGTAGATGCGTGAAATGGTAGTGCTTTACCACCACTTGTTGTCCAGGGGTCTCCGAACATCACACCTAATTTTTGTCTTAACTGATTTGTAAACACAAGAGCCACTCTCTGTCTACCAATCATTTGAGTAATTTTTCTTAATGCTTTTGAAATAATAATTGCTTTTGATGTAGCCCAACCATCTTTATCAAAGTCAGCTTCCATCTCTACATTTGTTGATGCAGCTGCAAGTGAATCAACAAGAATAGTTACTAACCTATCTTTATCTGACTCTCTAACTTTTGCTACAATCTCTTCTACTGCTGCGAATATATCTTCGACAGTTTCTAAATGTAGATACAACATATTATTAATATCGACACCAATAACTTTCAGAAAGTCTTGACTTACTGCAGTTTCAGTATCAATATAAACTGCTACACCACCTTTCTTTTGGGTTTCTGCAAGTAGGTGTGCACCAACTAAAGATTTACCACTTGATTCTAATCCATTAAGTTCTGATATCCTACCTACTGCTATTCCACCATTTGGTCTATTTGAAATGGCTAAATCCAATAATGTAGATCCCGTAGAAATAAATTCTTTTATGTCTGTAGGTGTTGTATCACTACCGTCAAGAAAGTATGCAACTTTGGTATCTTTAAAAGTTTTATTTAGACTAGCGGCAAGTTGCCCTGCCAAATCGTCTCTTGTTGACATAAACTTCTCCTAAATTTATATAACTTAGGGGAGCGAAAGTCGGAACTCCCACCCCCCAACTTACTTGTTTTCTTTTAGTTATTAAACAGATCGTCAAATGCTGCTGACACATCCTCTTTTACTTCTTCATTAGCTGAAGATTTTGATTCAGTTACAGACTTTTCTTGTGATTCTTCATCTTCTGATGGGTTTAACCAATTGTTCAGAACTTCTGTAAGTTCATCATAGGTTTGTTCCTGATATATTTCAGTAATATCCTTTTGGTTATCCATTAGATTTTCAAGAAGAGTTGCATCTTCCGTAATCGGGGTTTGATTTGGTTTTACCCTGATTGTTGTTTTAGGAAACGAAGCTCCAACTTCTTCTGCCGTCTTGAACTCTACAGTAATATCACGACCATTCATTGTGTCGGTAATATCACCATAATCAGGATCAGCGATGATGGAAAGCAGTTCTTGATAAACTGTTTTACCAAAACCCCAAAACTTCACACCTTGACTTTCTTCACCTCTGACAATGACTGGAGCAAAAGTTCTCATTTTAGACTCGATTTTACGAGCTAGCTGATAGTCTTCCTTGTTACCCGAAGCTTTGAGTTTTTGAGAAAACTCTTCGATTGGGTCAGGACGACCAAATGACATTGGTGAAAGATAAGATTTTCTACCCAAATCATAATGGAAAAACAATTCAATGAAAGGATTATCCTTATTAAATTTGTAAGGAACTATTCTTACTTGAGTTGTGCCAGGTGATGGCTTCCATAGATTTGATGTGCGATTGTTTGTGATTTGAAGTTGACCTAGACGCTTCTTCAATGCGTTAATATCCATTAGATATCTCCTATTTGTTATTCGTTAATTGTTTAATTGTCACTAAATTATGAGTAACCTTTTTCATACATCTATAATTATAATATATATTCCTCAAAATGTAATTTATTTTTCATCTATTTCAGATTTCCAAGTTTTGGTATGAATGATAGAATAGACTCTAGTTGGTATTTCATACAGCCCTTCTTCATTTGTCAACAACATACGATTTCTATAATCTTCCCAGGGTATTGGAAATGAATTATCTAAAACACCATTGTTCAGTTTCTTAACTAACTCATTTAATGCGTTAATTGTGTATAAAGAGTTTGATTGTTTCTTTCTATGTATAGAGATTGTATCTACTGAACTCTCAATATAATCATCAGTTGCTTCTACATTATATGTGCATATCAATTGGTGATAATCGTTTTCGTTCTGAAATACATATATCTTGTCGAATACTATATCGTTGCAAGCTATAATCAAATCTATCGTTTCGTATAATCTATTCCTTTTGCAAAATGTTGCCAATAATTGTGTCTTCATAATTAATCATTCCTTTTTGAGTCAAAGCATTTTTGCATATCATTTGACCATTTAATAGTATTATCTGTTTTTCCTGTTGGACCGTCTTTTGAACGATACACTTTCTCTCCGATTTCTCTAACTTTACCCTCTTTATTTACTGCATAAATATAAACAACTTTACCAGTTGTATATTTATGAAATTTTTTATCTTTTGTAAGTCTTTCTTTTGTCAATAATTGAAAATTATCTTCAGCATCATTTAAATTTTTTACACCCATACAGTCTTTAAGTTTTTTAGGATTTACTGAAATACCCTCCATAACAAGTTGTGTATTTCTTTTTAAAATTGCTTTATGATCATTTTCATCTTTAGGTTCATCTATTTTATCTAAATGTAAAAAATCTATAGCTTCCTGAAAACCTAACATATCACCTAATGGTTTTTCTATTCCATTTTTTGTAATACTTGGCATTTCATTTAATTTATCAGCAACTTCTCTTTGTGCATTTAAAGCTTGTTCTCTTGTATCACTTAGTATTCTATCTGTATCTAAACCTTCTGGCAATTCTTCTCCACCATCTTCCATAGATTTTTTATAAGCAGTTCCCATTCTTTGAATTAATTTAGATTCAGATTTTGTTAATTTTCCTTCTCTACCTCTTTTTATTAATTCTTCCAAAGCTTCTTTATTATTCTTCATATCAACTTTTTTCTGAAACCTTTGCCAATGATTTCTTGTTCCTGCTTTTTTATAACCTTTATCTTGTTCCCTAATTAACTTTAACAACGTATTTTCTTGTTCGTCATAATTCTCATACATCCATTCTGCTTGTTTTTCGATTACTTTACCATAACCCTCTTCTATATCAGCTACTTTTTTCTGATATATATCTACTAATTTAATAGCTTCTTCTCTTACATTTGCGTCAATTCTACCATTTTCTAATAACTTATCAACTCTACCGGCTGCTTTATTAAAATCATCATTTAGTGTAGAATTACCTTGAAGATCACTCAATGACATTTTATCAGACCAACCATCATATAATAAATTTCCATCCTCATCTGTAGTAATTACAGCTGTATCTGCAGCATTCTCTCCACCACCACTTGATTTAACCCATTCAACCATAGTATCTTTAGGAATTTTATAAACTTCTCCATTATCATGCATCAATATAGGGTCATTAGCACTATTTATTTGTTCTTCCAATTTATCTAAATCACTTCTTGTTCCACCATATGCTTGCATTTTTCTTGGTTCTTTTAAACCTGCTTTTTCAGCACCAATTTTAGCTCGATCATTTTTTCTCTTTGCACTTCTAGCTGCTATCTTAGCACTTTTCCAAAGTTTTTTATCTTCAATATCATCAGGTGCCTTAATTCTATCTTCACTTCTAATAGAAGCTCCCTTTTGTTGATTTCCTAAATTAGTATCTAATGTCTTATTATAAATTACTCTAGATAATTCATCCTCTGTAGCGTCTGGGTATTTTTCTAATATCAATGCACCCTCATTAGATAAATTTTCATTATAATTCGAACCTGCATTACCTGGCGCTACCCAAGAAGATTGTGCAGTATAACCATTATCTATAGCTTGTTGTGATGTTTCTGAGTCTTGTAATAATGGTCCTTTTCCATTTTTACCATAAATTTCTTTAGCCATTCTTTGAGAATTAACTTTTGCTTGTTCTTCACCATCATCTCTTTGATAAGTTGTATCAATATCTATATTTTGATTTTTACCTCTATCTGCTTCAGCATCTTTACTAACTACAGTTGCTTCAGGTTCTTCTGGTTTTTTATCCTTTTTCTCTTTGTCATCATCGTCTTTTTTCTTTTTATCATCTTCAGGTTCTTCATCACCTACAGGTACAAGTTTACCATCTACATTTTTATGTGTAGTTGGTCCACCTTTTTTCTTTCCCCAATTCTTAAAACCTAAAAATACTAATCCCATTTTTTTAGCTTGTTTTCCAACTTTTGGATCTGGTTTATCTGGTGCTTCACCTAAAAGAGTTTTGATAGCATAGTCAACATCTTCAGTTAACATACCTTGTTTTATTAGATAGTTTTGTAGGGCATACACATGATCTTTATTATTGAAATCAGGTACTGAATAGTACCTATCTGCGAAATCATTGAAAAA